TGGATCGACGGTTCCTGGCCCAGCTTCGGTCCTGGTGGCCCGAGGCCCCGGACGAATGGTCAGCCTACGCAGCGACCGATGCAACTGCGCCGCGGATTATCCCGAGCGCGGCGGAGATCGACCGGCTTCAGAGGCAGGAGACGTCATGACCGCCCAGCAGGACGACGCGTTCGTGAAGTCGATTGCGGCTCGATGGCGCGACGCCGGTGGTGACTGGATTTCGTTGTTGGCTGGCGAGCGTGACCGCCTCGTGGCGCTGGCGCAGGAGGCGATCCAGCAGCGTCAGACGTTCGCTGATGTCGGCGAGGCGCGTCTGCTCATGGAACGCACTCTCCGCCAGCGCCTCGCCGACGCGGAGGCGCGCGTGCGGGAGGTGGAGGAGGCGCTGGAAGCGAGCGACAAATCTATCGCGCCCTTGTGCGAGTTCGATGTGAGCGGTATTTGCGAACACCACTACGGGGGGCGCGTCAACAAGTGCCTCGTCGTCGAAGGCGAGCGATTAGTCATGCGACGCGCCGCCCTCGCGCGGAGGACGACGTGAGCCTCACCTTTGACGCCCTACGAGACGCGAACCTGCGACGCTGCGAGCAGGTGTTTCATCCTCTGACCTCATGGACGCTGACTGACTGGGCGACAGCGGCGGCGGGGGAACTTGGCGAAGCGTGCAATGTCATCAAAAAGATGCGGCGGTGGAACGGGAGCCACAATGACCCCATTAGAAATATCGACCCAGCGTCAGTCGAGGGCCAGCGGGCACTCGCCCATGAAATCGCTGACACCGTGATCTACCTCGACCTCCTCGCGGCGCGCGCCGGGATCGACTTGGGAGCGGCCGTCTGCGAGAAGTTCGACCTCGTGAGCCAGCGAGCTAGCTGTTCGATCGTTCTTTCCTGTGCCCGCGTAACCCGCTGGGAGGGTACCGATAGGCTCACGGACGATACAGACTGTCCCTCCCATGGTGCGCGGAGGACGACGTGAGAGTGACGGTCACGAGCACCACGCGGAGCCCGATGAACCCGTTGCGATGGTTCCTCGAAACGTCGTGCGGTCATGGCGCGTGGCTTACGTCGAAGACGAGGCCGACGCGCAAGACCGTCCAGTGTCGCGTCTGCGAGGAGCCTCAGTGACCACCCCCGTGGACCCCGTGGAGGCGCTGGCGAAGGTGCTGAGTGACCTGCGGCTTAGTCGGGTCTGTGACTGCGGCCAAGCAGGATCGTCGCTCCACAGGGGGTACTGCAACTCATTCGCCCTCGCCCGCGCCGCCCTCGCCCACGCGAGGGGGCTGGTGCCGGAGGTGGAAGAGCTGGCTCAGATAATCTCGGGTTGTGATCCTGACAAATGGCCAGCCTTCATCAATCACTACGACGCTTGGTCAGAGAGTTACCGGCGAACGGCCAGACGAGTCCGCGCCGAGACGCTGCGGCGGCTGGGCGGGGAGGGAGGACCATGAGATTCGTGGGGCATGTCGTCTATGTGAAGCGGCAGGATCACCAGCCCGAAGACGCCGTGGGCGATCCGGGTCCCAAGACGGTGACGGATGTGCGACTCGACGGGAAAGTGGAGGGGTCCCGCGTGTACATCGAGGTGTCTATCCCGACCACCAACGCGGCCGCGTACACGATCGGCCTCCGCGTCATCGTGCAGGTGAGGCCGGCATGACCTGCCACGGCGCGCGCCAGGGGCTCCCGCTGGTGGGGAGTGAGGCCGTGCCTCTCGCGGCCCTCAACGCCGAGATCGAACGGCGCTGCGCGACGATCGCGGAGTACCGGCGGCTGATCGACACGGAAGAGGCGATCGTGGCGCGGCTCGTCAAGGAGCGGAAGGAGCGGACGCTCAAGCCCGTGAAGGAGACGACGTCGTGAGCCAGATCATCGAGACGGTGACGCCGGAGATGGTGCCCGCCGAGGGGAGGAAGAGGTTTACCACCGCCTGTCGGAGCTGCGGCCACTGCACCGGCACGTACAACTGGGTGGAGAACGCTCGAGACTTTGCGGCGGCTCATGCCCGCGTTTTTCAGCACACCGTCGACATCACGGACGAGGAGGCGGTGGGATGACGCCCGGGATTTACGCGCTGACGGCGGCGGAGTACCACGCGGACCCGTGTCCCGCACCGTCGCTCTCAGCGGCCATTGCCCACGAGCTGCTGTCGCGCTCGGCCTGGCACGCCTGGACGGCCCATCCGAAGCTCAATCCGGCCTACCAGCGCGAGGACGACGAGCGCTTCGACCTCGGCACCGCCGCGCACGCCTACCTGCTCGAAGGCGAGTCCGGGTTCGCGGTCGTCGAGGCGCCGGACTGGAGAACGAAACTGGCGAAGGAAGCGCGGGACGATGCGCGCAAGCAGGGGAAGATTCCGCTGCTCGCCGATCGCTGGGGTGACGTGCAGGGCATGGCATTGGCGGCGCGGAAACAGCTCGAAGCCCACGACGCGCCGCGCCCGTTCACACTCGGGCGTCCCGAACGGACGGTGATCTGGCGCGAGGGCGACATCTGGTGCCGCGCGCGGCTCGACTGGTTGCACGATGATCTCCGGATCATCGACGACTACAAGACGACCGGCGCGACCGCCAATCCAGAGATGTGGACGCGGACACTGTTCGGTGCCGGCGCCGACGTGCAGGCGGCCTTCTACCTGCGCGGGCTTAAGGCCTTCACCGGCGTCGAGGCCGTGTTCCGCTTCGTCGTGCAGGAGAACTTCCCGCCTTACGCGCTCGCGGTGATCGGCCTCGCGCCGGACGCGCTGGCCCTGGCCGAGAAGAAGGTGCAGCACGCAATCGCCTGCTGGCAGCACTGTCTCGCGTCGGCCACGTGGCCCGGCTATCCGATCACAACCTGCTGGGCGACGCTGCCGCCGTGGGAAGAGGCGCGATGGCTCGAAGGTCGCCCGGCCGCCGTGGAGTCCGTGGACGACGGTCGCGCGCTCGCCGACCAGCTCTTTGGGGAGACCGCATGAGCTTCACCTTCCGCCCGGCCGCGCGCGAGAACGTCGGGCTCCTCCTCGGGCTCGCCGGCGCGTCGGGCAGTGGCAAGACGTACACGGCGATGCGACTCGCCAAGGGCATGGCTGGCGACAAGCCCTTCGCGGTGATCGACACCGAGGCCGGGCGTGCGAAGCACTACGCGGATCTGTTCCGCTTCGACCACGGCGACCTCATGCCGGCCTTCTCGCCCGCCGCCTACGCGGACGCGATCAAGGCGGCCGACGACGCGAAGTATCCCGTGATCGTGGTCGATTCCTTTTCCCACGAGCACGCGGGCGAGGGCGGCATCCTCGACATGCAGGAGGCCGAGTTTGCCCGGATGGGCGGACGCGACGCCGTCAAGATGACCTCCTGGATCAAGCCGAAGGGGGAACATCGGCGCATGGTGTCTCGGCTGCTCCAAGTCCGCGCCCATCTGATCCTGTGTTTCCGCGCCGAGGAGAAGATCGAGATGGTGCGGGGCCAGGACGGCAAGATGGAGGTGCGGAAGAAGCAGACGCTCACCGGGCTCGACGGGTGGGTGCCGATCTGCGAGAAGACGTTGCCCTACGAGCTGACGGCGAGCTTCCTGTTGATGCCCGCCCGGCCCGGCGTGCCGCTCCCGATCAAGTTGCAGGAGCAGCACAAGCCGTTCTTCCCGCTCGACCAAGCAATCACGGAGGCATGCGGCGCCCGGCTGGCGACGTGGGCACGCGGCGGAGTCGCGCCGGCTAGCAATGACCAGCCCGACCGTCGGGGCGATGCGCTCAAGCAGATCGGGCTCGTGTTCCAGACGCTCGACCAGTCCGGCAAGCGCGCGGTCGCCGAGCGGATCTTCGGCGTGACGACGTGGGCGGCGGTGGAGAAGCTCCCGCTCGACCGCCTGGAAGCATCGCTGATCCCGGTCTCGGTCGGCGGCGTCACCAAGATCGAGGCCGAGGCGATCCGGTG